CTTAAATTCATAAGTAGTCTTCCTGGGTGAATGTTACTCATTCTTATCTTGGCATTTCTAAGTAATGCTGATTTGCTTTTTCTGTATCTATTAACAATATACTCTGGTTCGTTTAATTTTGTGTTTAATATAGAGTAAGTTATATAAGAATACAAGAACTCTTCAAACATTTTGTTTACAGTAACTAATGAATCATCTCCATTTTCCATACCGTCAGAAACATATTCTAACACAACTGACTTATTACCAGCTCCAGAACTAAAATTAATTACGCCACTTTTTTTATCTATTTTAAAAGTAGGTAAAGCATTTGCTGTTTCTGTATTTAATCCGTAAGCACCACCAATAGAAAAGTTAAAATACCAACATCCCTCTAAACAAAAACCATAGTAACCATAATAAGGGCTAGTCTCGTTTAAGTATTGGCTTCTGGTAAGTCCAGATATTCTGTCTTGTGTAATCTTAGAGTTCTCAGGACTTAGTATATTCCCATTTGAATCAAACAATAAGTTGCTATTATTGTCTTGCAAGTAAGCAGAAGCATAATTAGTTTGAATGTTTTCACTTAATGGAAATAAAGTGCCATTAAAGTATATAGAAATCCTAACCCAATTCACAAAGTCAGAAGGAAGGATATATCTTAAGTTAGAACCAACGTTTAGTTGTAGTATTTTAATTTCTTTAAACGCATCGTAGTTAAGTTCTTGTATAGCTCTTTTAGCGTGAAACAAAACTTGATATCTATCTACATTATTAATAAGTTGGTTATTACCAACATACATTAACATATAGTTGTTTACAATGTCTTGTAAAGAAACATACTGATAAGAACCCCAGTTAGCATTTGATGGAGTGTTCCCCCCGTTTTCATAATATTGATACTGTGATATATATGCCATTAGCTATTTTCTTGTATTGTTTCTAGATTCTCTTGTGTGGTTGCTGCTTGAACAACTTCAGCTTCTCTAATTGACAATCCAGCATACTTTAAGATATTAATAACTAAATCTGTTTCATCAGATAAAGGTAATTCAAAGTCTTGGAAATCTGCTTGAGATTGATCAAACAGAGGTTGTCCTCCTGTTAAAGTTTGGAAAGTCCACTTAGGGTCTTGAGGATATCTCACGTATTGTGTTTGAACGTCAGCTACACCACTAATTGTAGATGGATAAACTGTGATGTTGTTTCCTAAAGTAGTGCTTGTAGCTCCACCTAACACATAAGCGGGATATTGTTTGGTTGGTGCTGTTAAGTTAGAATTAGTTAAATAAAATATTTTACTTTGACTTACTCTTTCAACTTCCGTAATATTAGTATTGCTATATACAGCATAATTTTCAGCTGTTACAAATATGTCGGCACTCAAAGTAAGAGATGTGTTAGTAACTACAGTGACATAAGCAGAAGTAGAATCAGTAGTGTTAACCACTATGTCGCCTATGTTTACTACACCTGTAAAAGTAGCAGTAGAATCATCTAGTTTGTTAGCAGTGGTTCCGTTTGTAGTTCCTGAGGTTAACTGAGTTGGATAATAAAATACTTTGTCAATTAAGTAATAATCTAAAGGTAAGGAATAATTGTTGGCGTTTACTCTAGTTAAAAATGCAGTTACTGAAAAGCTGTCTAATACTTCTTCTAGTCCTTTTTTAATGTCTGCATACCCTGTGCCAGATAGTCTACCTAATCTATTGTTCTCTTTATTTATTTGAGTATTATACTGGTAAAAGTAATCTTCAAATATATCTAGCTGCGCTTGTTTTGCGAAAAGGTTAAAGTCAGCTGGAGAGATGTATCCGTAATTATTTTTATTCAGTATAGAAAGAACAGTATTTCTAACAGAATTTATCATCTAAAATCTTTTGATACAAAGATAAGCAAAAAAAAAGAGCCTCTAGTTATAGAAGCTCTTGTATAGTATATTAGGTAAAATGTTATCCTATAGATATTCCTATTACGTTATTAGGCAAAGTAGATACATCGTGAGAAACATCTGTCCAACTAGAAGAGTAGCCTTTAACTATTGATTCTTCAATCAAATCTCTAACTGCTTCACTTCCTGAAGCAACTGGAGTGTGTATTAAAGTAATAACATCAACTGCTGCTGCTGCGTCATAGGTAATAGTGACAGTGCTAGTGGTAGCTTGCTCTACTAATAAAACTCCTGACCCAGAAACCAATTGGCTATTGTTAACGGTTCCTGAATGAATGAAAACTTGTTGAGAAGCTGGTATACTAGCTGCCGCACCTTCTAAGGGTGTTAAATCTAACTGAGTATTACTAGCTATGGCAGCTACTAAATAGTATTCATCAGCAGTTGCGTTATGAACAATGTCACCTATAGAAACGTCTGCTATAAATGTTCCTCCCATTGAAATTTCAAATTCAGCACCGCCTGTAGGAGTAACTGAAGTTAAAGGACCCCCATTGGTTACTAGAGGGTATACGGGTATGTTTAAAAACTTCTCCATATCTTAAGCTATTACGATTGCACTTACCGCTTTTGGTAAAGAACCCATTTCTAAAATAACTTCAGTCCATTGTTGTTTCAATACTTGAACAACACCATTCTGAATAGCATCTCTCATATCTTCACTTCCAGAAGCTACTGGACCGTGAGTTAGAGTTACTTTTTTTCCTCCTCCGTAAAATAAAGTAGTTTTTGTAGTTGGATCTGCAGCTGGTGTGGCTCCATCTCCTACTTCGATTAATTTAATGTCGTTAGCTGAGACTAATTGTTTTTGCTCGCTTGTAACTGGTATACTTAAAAACTTTTGCATTGTTTAAAAAATTAAGTGGTTAATAATCTTACAAAGATAGCCTATTTTTCTAACATCTCTTGGAAGGCTTTGTATATGTCAAGTCCTTCATCCTTCTGGAAATATGATGCCACTGTCTGTATGTGTTCATCTCCAAATGGAATAGTTAACATTTTAGTCTTCTTAGTCTTAAGATTATAATAAACATCCTTACCATTGTTTCTTAGCCCTAACAATCCTTTTTCAAATATCTTAACTACAGTATCTTGTAGTTCTAACATTGGATCATCAATGGCATCTAGAAAGTCTTCCGGATAGTTCTTTGCAAACAAAATAACATCTCTTTTTAATTCAGATGTAGTCATATTATCTACTCTTAACTCCAAGAACACTCTTCCTAAAGTCTCCATTTGATCTATAGTTAATTCAGCAGCTATTTTAAATGCTTTTGCCTCAACCTCTAAATAATCTACTTCCCTTTGAGCATCTGCTTCTTTATCTATTTCTTCAAAAACAGAACCATTTTCTGGGTGGTAATGTAAAAACTCCTGCAATACAGGGTTGTTTTTAGGAACCACTAACATTCCATCTTCAAAAATAACTGGGTCTAATATTACGTTTTTGTCTTGCTCATCTTCAAAAGGACTCTTTTGATTAGATGCATAACGTAAAGGTCTATTGTGCTCACCATCAAAATATAATAACGGCTTTCTTCTTGTGTTTCTAGAATTAATCGTGTGGCTTAATGGTTGGTGACCGTTTCTTAACCTATACACACGGTTCTTTATTTCTTTCTTTTTTTTCATTTGATTTAATTTAAAGTTTAAAAAATAGGAGGGGATTGCTCCCCTCCATAAATTATACTATTATTTGAACAATACGAAATTGTTTGCACCCATAGTACATAGTGCTCTTTCTGATAAGAAATTAACTCTCATCTCATCAGTATCGCTAGTAGCTGCACCACCGGCAGAACCAGTAATCCAAGACTTATAACGTCTGTCTTCAGTTTCAGAAGCTCTGTATCTTACGTGTAAGAATGGTCTCTTAGCGTTTCTTCCCAATACTTGGTCATAAACATTAGTTGAACCAGCTGGTACTAATACACCATCTACAGCTCCACCAACTAAACCACCTCGCATTGTAGGATCGTTAAGGTATTTCCAATCTGTCTTGTAGAAATCATATGCTCTTCTAAATCCAGAAAATCCTAGGTTTAATGCCATCTCTTCGTCATTATCAAACAATCCGTAAGATGAACCACCATTACCATAAGAGTTCTGAGCAGCCAACATATCATCAATCTCGAAAGATGTTTGTCTGTTTAAGAAAAGAACGTTTTCTTCAATAGCACCTTGCTTATCTAGTCTTTCGATAATAGAATCAAAATCTCCTAGATTAGTAATAGCTCCTGTGAAAACATTACCTCTTGTTTCAATAGCAGAAAATAATCCTTCAGAACCAAGAAAACCTTTAGCAGCAGCTCCATTAGCTACAACTCCAGCAGACTTAACAGCTTCCACCATTGCAGTCTCTAGGTAATCTTCAAACCTCATTCTTGTTTCGTGCTCTGCTTTTAAATACCATAGGTATCCATTGCCTCCATCTTCAGTAGATATTTCTACCCATCCAATTTGAGCCATATCAGAACCATTAACAGCGTAGTTGTCTTTGATAATAATAGGATTGTTTTCTAGAATCGTGTCAAATGGCTCTAAAGAACCTGCCATTCCATTAGTTCCTTTTTTAAATTCAGAACCGTAAATGAAAACACTTAACTTTTCAGTACCAGCACCTGTTCCACTATATCCTCCTGTTTCGTAGAAAGAACAAGTGAAAGTAGCATCGCCAACAACAGTAACAACACCTTTGTTAGAAATCCCAGCATTGCCAGCGTTTCCAGATATCATAACTGTTTGACCTACTCTAATAGCAATTTTAGATGCTTGGTTAGTTCCAGGAACAAAATTCTGTTCACCCATTACTTGGTTAGCTGGAATTAAAACGTCTGCAACTGTAAATTGAGCTTCTCCAGCTCCATTAATAGCACCAGTAGTTACGTCTGTATATTTAATGTGTAATCTGCCTTGTTCTGCCCATTTAATAAGGTCAGAATTAGAAGGCATCTCAGCACCTACCATTCTTAAGAAAGAAGAAAGAGTTCTGTTTCCATATCTCTCGAATTCCTTTTCGTATGTGTCTGGCAAATATTGATTTAAAAAATCAAAACTTGTCATATAGTTTGTTGTGGTTGGAACTCTAGTAGCACTTGGCTGTAGAGCAAACCCCGGTATATTTAAACTCATTGTTTTTTGTTTTTAATGTTTAACTTATTTATTTTTTGGTGACCTAATTGTCAATCCTCGCCTAGACGAGGGTGTCGTAGCCTTAACATTAAACCCTTGTTTAGATGTCACCTGCGGAGTTTGCCTCATATCTAAGCTTATATTTTTAGATTTTTTAGCAGACTCATTAACAGCTGATGCCACCCCTTGTTCGTAAAAATACTTTGCGAACTTTTCAGGATTCATTGCCATTGACAACGACTTGTGATAT